CGCTGCCGAGCAGGAAGACCACGCCCGCGAACGGGATGTGGTAGTCGTTCGCATCCGACAAAAGCCTGTCGATCCATGTTTGAATGCCCATCAAAAAACCCCATTTCCATTGGGAAAAACGGCAGCCGCCCGGCGCAGCCAGCCTTTCAGGTACGGCGCATCGTTCGGATGGTCTTGCGCGACTTGCGCCACCCATGCGGCACGGGCCGCCCGCAACTGGGCCGCCAGCGATCCCGGATATGCGTTGACGGCTTGCAGTGTGTGATACCCGAAATCGCCGTCCTGCTGGACATTCAGAAGCCCCTGCAAGACCTTCACTGCGCGGGATTGTCCACTGTTTACGGAAAAATCGAACAAGACCGACGCAACGCCGTCGTCAGCGACCTGATCCATGAAGGAATTCCAGTACCACGCCCTGTAATAGCCCTTGGCGAGCCCCAGAGCCTCTGCGGCGGGACATGCGTAGAAGTGCGAGGCAGGACCGCCCAATTCCGGATGCTCATGCGAAGCGATGCCGAATCGGGTGGCCCCGGCCCCGTCATTGAGGACTTCGACTTTGCCTGATAAAGTAGAATCCTCGAACTTGAGAGCCCATTCACAGATGGAATCGAAGTCGGCCATTAGCTTGCCACCATGAACTGCATGAAGAGAATGCCCGGCCCGTAGCTTGTCCAAGCCGGGAGAACATCGCCGTTGGTCAGCAGAGTCGCATCCCCCGAATAGAGCGCGCCTTTCAGGGTGTTGCCGTCGTTGGCGAACGTGTCGCCCACGGCGGCGGCGACCGCATACGAGGGGTTGCTGGCCGTCGTCGCAATGGCTGCGATGACGTAATCGTACTTGGGATCGAACCCGGCGTTGGCGCTGACAACAATGTCCGTCGCCCCGCCGCGGCTGGAATAGAGGATGCTGCCAGTCCCGCCCTCGTTGTTGATGATGGCGACCTGCACCGTGCCCGTTGGCGGGCTCGGCGACTCGGCGATTTCGCCGTTGTACGCCACCGTCACGCTTGTGGGCGTGCTGTTCGTCACGATCTTGATGCCGTTGTTCTGGTAGTTGGCGAAGCCAGCGAACCTGACGGTCGTCCCCGGCAGGAGGGAGCCGAGATTGGTTCCAAGATAAGTGGTGCCCGCATACGCAATCGGGCTTCCGAGCGAGTCGATGACGACTGAAGTCAGGCTGTAGGGAGCGAACAGGTTCCCCTGCGGGGACACCTGCGGCATCTTGTACACGGCGATGCGGTCGATGGTGACGTTCTCCGGCGCAATGCTGCTGCCCGGCTGGTGCGAGCTAAAGTTGATGCGGACGTTGAAGTTCTTGCAGGGGCTCAGCATGCTCCTTCCGCGGATGTGGGCGAAGACCGTCTGGTCGCGTATGTCGGCGACGTAGCTCGCCTCATGCGAGCCCACGAGGATGTTCGCATCCAAGGAAGAAGGCAGGTACGAACTGATTGTGGTGCCGTAGGCATCGTCAGTGACGGAGATGCCAGTCCCCGACCTTAAATTGAGAAGCTGCTGGTTGGAACTCCATGAGCCGTCGTGCTCGAAGGCAACGTCTGGCCCCAAGCGGTCAACGTTGTAGCCGTCGCAATAAAGCTCAGCAAACTTTCCGATCCCAGCCGGGACGGCGACCGTTCTCCCGCCCCCCAGCACCCTGAACGTCAGTGCGCTGCCGGGGACGAACGGCGAGCCGCCGCCTGTGGCGTTCTCGACAATGTAGTGGTGAGGATACGCGGGAAGGTTGATGTTGATGGGGAATGCGCCGCCGCCAACGAAGCTCAGCTTGAGGTTGTAGAGGGCGGCGGGCACAGGCATCGTGTAGTCGATGGAGCCGACTGATGTGACCAGCACCGCTGTCATGGCTCCGTCAATGTCGGCGAGCCCGGTGTTCATCGTGATTTCCTTGCTTGCCTGCCCCGAGGCGATGAGCGGGATCAGCAGGTTTGGTGTTGTTGACATTCTGTTTCTCCGTTAGATCAAAAGCTCGTTGATAAATGCGTACTGCTCCGGGTTCCGGGGCGGCTGCTTTGCATGTGCATGAACGTCTTGCCACTCCGCCACCTTGAGATTCAGCCGCCTGATAATGTCGGCGGTGATCAAGTCTTGGCACGAGACCCTGACGCCCCTGCTGTTCACGTAGGTGAAACCCTCAGCCGTATACTTGGCGTCCCGCAGGAGCCCCGAGTCCAGAATCTTTTGCGCCGCCTGCCGGGTGATCCCCATGGCGATCCCGTAGACGAGAGAAGCGCCATCGGGAAAGATCATCAGCGGCCCGAATATGTCCGCGACCGGAAATTCAGTGACCGCCTTGACAGCCGCCACGTCGGGATCGACCTTGATGCAGACATTCGCTTGCGGCGCAAGCTGGGCGATGAAGGCCTTGAGCCAGCGTTCCGTCCACTGCCCGGCCTTGTCCGCCGTCTTGAGGTGGCTCGGGCCTTCGTCCGAAATCAGGCTGATCTGGCTCTCTGGGTACAAGGCTTTCAGCTTCGCCGACAAGGCGGTCGCCTGCGCTTCATTCTGGTAAACGTTGATGGCAAAAAATGGAACCATATCCTTTAATACCCTTAAACTGTTGCGCTTCCGGGGAAGCCCCGCCCGACTTGCGCCGAAATCTGGTAAATATCAAGGACGACGCTGGATTGCGTTGAGCCGAAATCGGCTGCCTGCTGAGCGGCGGTGTAGGATGCGATTGGATTTCCGTTCACATCGTAGGTGCCCGGCGTCCAGTGGATGGTGCGGACGACGCCCGGAGGCGACACGCCGTAAATGTCAACGTCGTACTGCTCGCTGTCTTCGTTCAAAGGCACGTTGCCAGTGTTGTTGAGCCAGTCCCCGGCGTAGCGTGTGCGGCGGACCCAGCCAATGGTCAGGTTGCCGCTCATGTCGCGAGTTCCGGCGATGTGCACTGGCATCGCAGGCTTCAGGTCGTTCGCCTCCAAGGTCAAATCAGTATCCGAGACAGCCGTCACGTCCTGCCCGACCGTGGGGGCGCGGTAGTAGCGGAGCAGGCCGATGACGACGAGCGGCTGTCCCTCATGCAGGAGGCCCGTCGTCGGGTCGAAGAAAGATTCCCCGGCGCTGTGCCCATAGGCGAAAGGCTCGGTGTTGCGCCGCCCGCGCAGGAGGCGGCTCAGCGTGTAGCTGCCGTCGTCGTTCTGGACCGCATTGGCGTACTGCACGGCTTCATTGCCGACGATCAGGACATTTGCGCCGTTGTACACGTCAAGGTCGCTCGTGCCAGCGAACGTGAACGCAGGATCGGCGGGCACGATAGTGAGCGTGTTCACGGTGTCCCAAACCCACGGAGACAGCGGCGGGTCGCCGAGGGTTCCGACAACCACGCCATAGACCATGCGCTGCGTCGAAGAATCGACAGACTGGAAGGTCGTGTCGTCCGCCGACTTGAAGAGCACGCAGCCCGGCCATCCGGCCAAGGGGGCGCTTGCGCCCCAGTAGTATCCGGTCGAACTGCGATCCGCCACGGCGTCGCTGTCCTGCAAGTACGGAACGTCGAGCATGAACAGCACGGTGTTCTGGAGCGGCGCACCGGAATTGCCCGGAGGACCAAAAGATGAGCCGCCCGGAGCGGTGGAGAGATAGGCGTTCGAGCTTTCGCTGACTGCCGCTGCGGTGATGGAATACGAGACGCCGAGCCCGGTTGAGACAAGCCGTGCTTGGTAGGTGATGCCTTCATAGACGAATTGCACCACGTCGGTCGGGTCGAGCACCGCATAGGCCATCTTCCAGAGGTTGAAGTCGTAGGGCCTGCGCTCAAGATAGGCAAGGTACAGCGCCTTCTCGGCGATCTGGCGGGCCTCCGCAGGCGTAAACACCATCGGCAGGTTCATGCTGACGATCTGCTTCGTCTTGACGGTGCGGGACGAACGCTGCTTGTGGGTCTTGTTCTGCTGCCAGTCGATTGTGGGATCGACGTACACAATGTCGATTTCCCTCGGCATTTCCTGCTGCTGGCTGATGGTTTCCTGCAACTCGGCCTTGTCCGCCACGAGCCCAAGGTCGGACTCCGGAATGGTCATCACGGAGGCATTCACGCCCCGTGGAATGAACTTCAGCTTGAAGTCGGACTCGACGCCATCCACGAAGAAGGCGCTCAGCGGATTCTTCAATGCGCTTGCAGCATCGGTCTGCGTCGAGATGAGGTAGCCGCGGACTGGCTTTCCAACGACCTGCGACACATCGACCTGCGTGCTTACAGCGAGCCCAGCCCGAGTGCAAATGTCTTGGACTACGAAGTTGAGGCCGGTAGTCGCCAGCGCCCCCGCTTGGATTTCGTAGGCGGCGGCCTTCCAGTTCGTGCCTCCCCCGGTTCCGTTCAAGGTAAACGTGTTCGGCCCTGCGGGGCAGCCTTGCGTGATGAAAACGTCAAGCTCGACCGCATTCTGGACAACATGGACTTGCTGGTAGGAATTGTTCTGCGTGTCCGTCAAGCTGACCTCAGCATCGCCGCTGCTGAGCGCATCAATGATGCTGACGAGGATGATTGTGTTCCCCATCACGGTGCTGCCGGAAAACGACAGAGCCTCGGGAGCCGAGAACGCCCCGCTCGCCGATGCTACTTGGACAATCGAAGGCACATTGGGGCCGATGAGCGAGAAGGTCACGCAGGTGGCGGCCCAGTCCCCCGAACTGATCGATGCGTTGCCAGCGATGGACGTGGCAGTCGTAGGCAAGACTTGCGAGTAGAATGCGCCCTCGCCGGAGAGCGTGCTGTCGTAGGCACCCCATGCATCGCGGGGCGAAATGCTGCCGTTCCCGGCAACGATGAACACCGCCCAGTCGCTCGAATCCTGCGGCGTCGTCGCCGGAGTCGTGACATGGCTCCCGTTCCCTGTGCCGACAGCAGCGGTGCCGTCAATCGCCAAGATGCCGTTCACGGGATTCGTGATGTTGTTGCTGTACTGGATCAACGCTTGAAGGTTCGGAATGCGGTTGCCGAAATCGCTGAGAAGCAAGTCTTCCCACACTGCGTAGATGAGCCCACGGAAAGCAGGCGTCTTGGTGACGCCAACGAAGCCTTGGATAAGCGGATCGGGCATCTGAAGCTCGTTGCCGGAATAGAAGGTCGGGGCCGTGTAGGTCGCCGTGTTGGTGCCCGTCGTGTTGTCGTAGCCGATCTTCGAGTCGAACCAAATCTTGAGGATGGTTCCCGGCCCCTCGCCCCATGCGCAGGCAAACGATGCCGTGTAGGTATAGTTCGTGGACTTGTAGCTCGGGCCGCCCTTGCCGCCAGACGATGAAGTTTTGCTGTGCTCCTTGAGGCCGGGACTCCAGATGATGTTGCCAGCAAAACGATAGCTGCCGTAGCCGATTGGGATCGGAGCGCCGTTCGAGGAACTAGAACTCAGGAGCGGAGGCTGCGCATACCCCGGCAGGTGCATTGGGAACAAGGCATTCGCAAGCACGTTGCCGACAGTGAGCCCGAGCGAGCCGCCGAACAAGGCTGCGCCCGCCTGCGTGGCGAACAGCCCAGCCAAGGGCGGAACGAACGCGAACAGCAGCGCAAAGCCGATTGCCGCACCTACTGCGATGGCGATCTTAGCCATTGGTGACTCCCGGATAGCTGAATACGCCAGCGATGCGCTTCCTCCATTTATCGTCCATCACATGCTCGACGCACTTGCCGTTGCCGCTGTAGGCGTGGATCATGCCTCGCACGCCGTTCGTCGTGCAGGCGATTGCCGCATGGCAGGGCACGGTCGGAATGCGGAGGATAACCACGTCGCCGTCCTGCATCTGCTCGACGGGCTTCTCGGCAAGGCGGCGCTTCGCTTCATCATGTACAAAGGCATCGAGCGGCTGGCTCGAATAATTCTGGTTGTCGCTGCCCTTGAACGGAACTTTGTTCCTGTCCAGCAGGCCAAGCTCCTCGCCGACGCAAAGCGGCAGCCCGACGCAATCGAGCGCCCTGCCCTTGCGCCGTCCTTGGTGCTGGAAAGGCGTGCCGACAAATTCCCGAGCCTTTGCCGCAACCTGCGATCCTGTTACTGGCATGATGCTTCCCATTCCTTTGCTGTCATCACGCTTCCATCGACGAAATAGATCATCGGCTCGACCGGATGCAGGCCACAGCCATAGCGTTCCCCGGACTCAGTCCAGATCGAACATTTTGTTTCGCCGCAATCAGCCTTGGACTCATGGGCATCCGTGCAGGAATTCGTCGCAGGCACTCCGCACTTGTCGCAGAAGTGCCCGTCCCTTGCTTGGTTCAGGATGTAGCGGTCGCTCTCGATGATGTTCTTTTCCATGGCTTACTTGGCGTTCGGATAGAGCAGGACAAGATCGTTGCCCGGAATGTCCGGTTCGCCCCTCATGTTTACTATGTTGTTAAACTTGTTGTAGCAGTCGTCACGGGTCTTGTTGCACCCCGGCTCAATGGTAAATGCGTCGCCTGTGCCCGGCTGGAACTGCATCGGCAAGAACGTGGTGAGCGTGATGCCGTCCCAAGACTTGATCTCGACGCTGATCTTGTTCATGACCCCCGACGTGAAGGTCAGGATGCCGTCGTTGAACCAGCCCGCAGGAGCGGGGGCATGGGGCGTTGGGCTTCCCCGCATGACAAGCCCGGGATTCGGCACGATAGTGACGGCATCGGGCGAACTGCTGACGCTGCCAGTCTGCCGATACAGAGCCAAGTTCACATAGCAGAGCCAGTGGGAAGTCGGGTCGATGCCGGGAAACGGGGGATAGCCCCCGTGCGCCGGAGAAGCGCCAAGCTCGGCGCGGCACAACGGGCCGTACAGGGAGCCGATGACCGTAGTCAGGTATTGCGTGAGGCCGCGGATTTCCGCAGTGAAGACGCCGTTCCGCATCTTGATTTCGCCGAGCGTCCCCGAGCGGATTTTCATGTCGCCCTGCGTCAGGTCCGCCCAGTTGACGACGCGAATCTGGATGGTCGCGTAGTCGTACAGCCCGGCCCGAATGTCGGTCTCCGTGATGGAGGCCGAATCGAGGAACGCCGTGACTTCGAGGTTGTCAACGCTCAGGTCCGACTTGTTCGCCGTCGCAGTGTTCGTCATGCCCGTGAACGCCTCGTACTCGACGGTGTCCGTGCCGTCGTTGTACGTGATGTTGTTGTCGTGCGTGGTGAAGCCGAATTTCTTTCCGTCCTGCCGGACGACCTTCCACAGGACCGCAAGGGTCATGCAGTCAAGGCCGAAGTGGGCTTGCAACGCTGGGGAAATCGTCTTCATTAGGGCACCAGTTGCCGGACTTCAATCAGGTTGATCTGGGTCCATGTGACAAGGGCGTCGCCCGTCGCCACGGAGGACTCGATAAGCTGCGCATTGGTCATGTCGTCCACGTCGAAGCGGACGGGATAGTGGAACTGGAAGTCGGCAGTGATCGTGTGCCCCGACGCCGGAGTGTAGAGGAAGCTCACCAGCCCTGTCGTGGCGTCCACGGTGTAGTCGGCGTTGTTCGTCTTCTTGACGCCGTTGTCGTACATGACCACGGTGTCGGCCAAGGCGTTGCCTTGGAAATCGAAGACCGTGCTCATGATCGGCTTGTAGACGATGCGGGTGTACGTGCGCCCGCCTGTGACGTAAGTCTTCTGAAGCTGGTAGGTCGGATCAGCCGAGCCGTCCGCCGTGGCGATGAACTGCCCCGCCGCCGAATAGTCGGCATAGAAGTAGAAGCGGAATGCATCCGCCATGCCGCCGACATTCAGGTAGAAGTTGAACACGTTCTGGAACTCGGTGATGGGCTTGCCCTGCAAGACGATCTGGAACTTTGCGCGGGACTGCGACCAGTTCCGGTTGCGCTGCTCGAAGCCCGAGAAGCCCTCGTTGACGTAGGTGCTCCACGCCGGGCCGCCCGTGCTCGTGAAGCCAATGTCCCTCGGGAATTCAACCTCGAAGAATGCCATTATCCGTTCCTCCGTGCCGCACGCATGGCCGCAGACATGCCCATCGCCGAAATCTGGTCCTGCGACGCACGGAACGAGTCCGGCGACGGCGTGCTAATGTCGAAGTGCTGGTTGATGACGACGGGGGCGGCCTTCGAGCCAGCGCCGACAGCAGGCGCAAGCATCGACTTGTTGGGCATGATGGTCCCCGCGACCGTGGGGATGAACCACTCCCTGCCGCGCTCGCCGACTTCGTACGCGGTCCCCGGCGTCACGGGGCCTCCGGCAGCCTTCCCGCCGCCGAACATTCCCCCGGCTCCGAAGAGGTTGCCCCCGCCGAGGCTGGAGAAGAAGTCGGACGAGTTGGCGAAGCTGAGCCCCATCCCGATGAGCGACTTGAACAACTGGTTCAGCGCCAGCTTTTCCAAGTCCATCATGATCGTGTTGATGAAGTCGGCCCACTTCGCCTTCCCGGTGGTGATCATTTCCGCAAGGTTGTTCGTGATGCCGTCCATGGCGGTCTTCATGAGCCCCTGCACCTTGGTCGCGGCGGTCGTGCCGTCGTTCGTGTACTCGTCGAAGAAAGCCTTGAACCCCGCCGCGACGGAGTTCGTCTTGAGCAGGAGCGCGTCCTGATCCTTCTGCTTCTGCAATTCCAGCGTGTGGATTTCGGCGTCGAAGGCGATCTGCTGCTGGGCGTTCGTGACGATCTGGTCGTGGTACTTCCTAAGCTGGTCGATCTGGTCCTGTATGTTGCCGAGGTTGGCGACATTGGCGATCTTCTCGGCGGCAGCCTTTAGCTGCTCGGCTTCGGTGACCTTCGTGACTTCCTCGCGGTACTTGCTGAGCGCCGCCGTGTCGAGGTTCGGGTTGGCGCGGGCGAAAGCCGCGACCTGCTGCTCGACGTTGAACGCCCGCAGGGCCGCTGCGCCGTTCAGGGTCGCCGTCGCATAGCCCTTGAGCGAGGCGATCTGAATGTCCATCTGGCTCGTGGTCTTGTTGAGGTTGAGCGCCTCGTTCGCCACGGCTTCCGCATGGACGCTGGCGGCCATCTCGTCGAACTTGAGCTTTAGCTGCGTCAATGCATTCTGGAGCGGGGCAAGCTGCTTGTCGGTCGCGCCAAGGCTCTTCAGGGTCGTGACGAGGCTCTGCAAGTCGGAAACTTGCTTGGCGAACGGCGTCAGCTTCGCCTTCTCTTGGGCCGCCTCGACTGCGGCTGCGCCTTCTGTGTAGGCGACAGCAAGCTGGTTCGTGGAGGTGATGGCTTCCTTGGTCTTGGTGATCTGGGCTTCAAGCTGCTTGTTCGATTCCAATGCAGACTTGTAGGAGTCAAGCAGAAGAGTCGCACGCTTGATGGAATCCGACTGCTGGTCCGTAAGCTGGACGTTGGACTTCTTGCCCTGCGCATTCAAGTCGTCGATGGTCTTCTGCGCCTCGGCTGCGGCGGTAGCGACAATCGTCGCATCGGTCGTGCCCTTGATGGCGTTGGCGAGCTTGCCCTCGGCGTCTGCGGCTGCTTGCAGCTTGGCGATGCGCTCTTCCAGCATCTTCTGGAAATTCTCGGCAGCCTTGTTCGTGACCGGGGGAGCAGCCTGCGTCGCAGCCTTGGGCTTGGTCAGCTTTTCCTGCGTGGCGTTCCAGAACTCGACTACGCCGTTGCCGTAGTCCGTCCAAATCTTTTTCTGCTCTGCGGCGGACAATGCGGCGTTGGCATCCATGGCATCGGTGATGCCCTTGTAGGCGGTGGCCACGCCTTTCCAGTCGCGGTTTATGACCGCCGTGATTATGCTGCCCAAGCCGGAGAACGTAGTCACTACGTCGGCTCCCATGTGCTTGATGAGGTTGCCGAGCGAGTCGAAGAACGTCTGCACGCCGCCGAATGCGACCACGAACGCCTTGCCTACGACTGCGGCGGCGCTGAGCAAGGCTGCAAAGCGGGAATTGGTCTCTTCCGCTCCGGAAGAGATGCTGTCTACGACAATCTGGATTTGCGGAAGCAGGGAAGCGGTCAGCTTGTTGCCGGCCCCCTCCACGGCCGCCTTCAGCTTGTTCATCGACTCTTCGAACTTCTTGGCGGCTGCGGCTGTGTCGTCGCTGATGACGATGCCGAGCCTCTGCGCCTCGTTGAGCAGGTCGGTGATGCCTTCCTTGCCGCGGTTGAGCAGCGGGACAAGATCAGCGCCGGACTTCCCGAAGATCGCAATCGCGGTTGCGGTCTTCAACGGGCCGTCGGGCATGGAGGCGAATTTCGCCGCAAGGTCGGTAAGAACATCCTGCGTCGGGCGCAGCTTCCCGTTCGAGTCCGTGACTTGGACGCCAAGCTGCTTGAAGGCATCGGCCCCCTTGCCCGTGCCGGATGCGGCAGCAAGCATGGTCTTGGCCATCTTCTCCAGCCCGCGATCCAATGCCTCGGAGCTTACGCCGGACTGCTTGGCCGCATATTCCAAGCCGCTCAAGGCGGCAGTGGAAACGCCCGTGGCCTGCGCCATGTCGTACAGCCGGGCGGCATTCGAGATGCTGGAATCGACCATGGCGGCGAGGGCTCCCTCGACCGCAAGCAGGGCGACGCCGACGCCCTCCGCCATGGCCTCGAACGCCTTCTGGATGTTCTTGGCGGAGTTCAGCGAAATCTGCCCGGCCTTGTCCATCCCGCTTACGAACGAGGCGGTGTTGGCCTGCAAGTCAACGATGAGCGTCCCGACTGTGACTGCCATTATTCCTTCTCTACCTTCCACGACCTGAAGACTTCATCGAAGGCGGTCTCCACGTCCTTGTAGCCGGCCTTCGTGAGCTTCGCGATGGTGCTCTTGCGAATCTTCAAAACGTCTTCCTCGCCGCCACGCAGCATGCAGAACAGCGAATGGATGTTGCGCTTAAGCTCGTTGCGCTTCGACTCCCGCTCCGGGTCGGGCACGAAATCCCATGCGCTGAACACCGGATCGTCTTCCTTGCGGCGGTTGGTGTTCAAAATCTGGGCCGCAACCATGCCGCTGAGGAAGCATTCATGCTTGAAGCGCACTGCCTGCCGCTTCATCAGCGCCATGAACTGCCCCGGCGTCAGCCTGCCGAATTCCTCAAGACTCTTGATGCCGAAGTCGTAATGCGCCATCGACCAGAGTTCTCGCCACGACTGCGGGGGAGCGTCTAGGCTCCTGCCGCTGCCGGAGGGTTCGGCTGCCCTTCCCCCGATGGGACGGCGGCCTGATCCTCGGCGAACCTCACAAGGTCGGCCATGATGCCCGGCCACGTCATCTCGAAGAGCATGCTGAACAGGTCGTTCTGCTGCGCAGGCGCGAGCCATTGCCGCACCTGCCGGAGAGTCACCTCGGGGTGGTAGCGGTCGAACGCCGCCCAAGCGATGACGCTCAGGTCGGGGCCGCTGAGCTTCTGCCAGTTCAGGAGCACGGACAAGTCCCGGCCAAGGACTTCCTGCGCCTTGGCGATGGCGTTGTAGTCCAGCACGAGGCTGTACTCGACCTGCGCCCCGCCGCCGTCAGTGACCTGAATCTTCGCGACCGGAAGCACGTTGGCTTCGATCCGCGTTACAGGCTTTGTTTCCATGGATTTCTCCCAAAAAAATTTCGAGCAGGGAAGTAGCTTGAGGGAAAGTGAAGGCGCTCCATGGGGAAACTACCGGAGCAAAGTGGCGCGGGAAATTCCCCGGTCCACTCTCACTAATACGGAAAGCTGGCGGGGCACCCAACTTTCGTTAAATGCCCCGGGGTTTGCACCTAAGACCGATTACGGCGTGAAGAGAAGCTGGCCCGTGATCTTGACCTTGACGGACAGCTTGGCTTCCTTGTCGAACGGCAGGCCGTGGTCGATGGAAGTCACGATGCCGGAGAAGGTGAATTCGCCGAGCGGGCCGACTGTGCTCGGGCTCGTCGCGCCGGGCAAAAGGACTCGCCAGTCGCGGACTGCACGGTTGGAATAGACCGTCTGCAAGCCCGTCTGGGTCAGGTCTCCGGGGATGAAGTTCGCAGTGAACGTCATTTCGCCGTCGTCGATCAGCGTCGCGATGTATTCGCGGCGTGCGTTCGGCGACTGGGCGTGGGTCACGTCAACAAGGTCAACCTTGCTGCCCGTGAAATCGACCATCTGGACTTCCGAGATGGCCGAAAAGGTCTCAGCGACGAACGGCGACGTGCTGCCGTCGTTGTTGCCGAGTTCTACATAGAGGCCGTAGCCTGAGAATGCTTGACTCATTTGATGCTCCTGAACTGCCTTCCCGTCAGAATTCGGGCGCTACGGGTCACCCATCTCGATGCCTAATACTGCACCGGAACCTTTATGCTTCCCCTTCGTCGTCCACCTCGTCGAAGTACAAATCCTCCTCGGTCGGGAACTGGACGCCGGGCGGGACGAAGGGCACGAACGTCTCGGTGTAGATCACGTCTATCTCCAAGAGGCGGCGCTGGATGTAGCCGCTGGTGCCCGGCTCGAACGGGAAATCCATGTCGCGGACAACAATGCAGCCGTTGACTGGGGTGCCGTCCGGCAGGACTCCGGCGAAACTTTCGAGCACCGCCCGGATGGCGTCGCTCGTTTTCACGGAATCCATGTACTTTTTGGCATACGAGTCGAACTGGAACCGCTTCCTCCGCAGCCCGCTCGCGCCTTGGTAGTGGTAGCCCATGTCGTCGGTGAGCACGATTGTCCACACGATTGCCGGGAGCGTGGCGTCCTTGGGCATCCGCGAGCCGAAAATACGGCCCGAGACATAGGAGCCCACGGCAGGGTCGTCCCGCAGCTTTTGATAGACTCCGGCTTCTACTGGCATCAGTGGTGCTCCTGCAATGCGCTAAGCTCGTCCCTCAGGTCCTCGACAAACTTCGCCAAGACGGCGTCCTTGGTCTGCTCAAAGGCGGGCCTCACGAAGGGATGCGCCTTCTGATAACGGGTGCCGAACTCTTGGAAAATGCCGTAGAAGGCCTTCTTCGACGGCCCCACCATGACCTGCAAGCGGCCCTCGTCGCCGCCGACCGCCTTGCTGCTCATCGTGATCTGGCTCTTCAGGAACCCGGTCATGGACGGAGCACGCTCGCTGATGGCGTTTTCCCAGATTTCCGAGGCGTCCTTCGCCGCCCTGCGGAGCGTCCGCACGGCGACCTTCTTCGTCTCGTCCCGCAATTTCTGCTCAAGCTCCGCCAAGCCCTCGATCTGCACCTTCACGACTGGCTCTGCCATTACTGCTCCCCCGGCAGCCCCTCGTTGCGCTCGACGCAGAGAAGATGAAGCTCGACGTGGCGCTCGTCGGGGTCCTGCACCGCTTGGATCGTGAATACCCGATCCTCGAACTGCACGAGCATCTGCGACTCGATCCCCGGCTGGTAGCTGACCACGACCTTGTGCGTGACTTCCGCGATGATTTGCTGCGCCTTGTCAAGCTCCTTGCCTTGGAGCAGGGAAATGTCCGCCCAGCAGTCCGAGAAGTCCGTGGGCGGCAGGAACTCGCCGCTGTCGTCGCGCTTCTTGTTCAGGGTCAGCAGCGTGATCCTGTGGTGCATCGCGCCTCGGGGCGTGTATGCGATTCCGGTTGACAGGCGGCGCGGGTTCATTAGCTGTGCACCAGCACTGCGAACAAGAGAGTCGGGTCGCTCGGGTTCAGGTAGGCGTTGCCGTCCGCCTGCTGCCAGCCCTCAAGCACGCTGTACTCGAAGACCGCCAAGCTGCTCGCCGGAACCAAGTAAGGCAGGTCGAGCGTGCGGCCGAGCTTGTCCTGCACGGTCAGCGCCGTGAACAGGTGATCGACCGAGTCCGTGTTCCAGACGAGCAGGATTTCGTCGCCCGTCATCGCAAATGCGTTCCCGTTGACTGGATCGCTCGAAAGCTGCCCGAGGACAAACGGGCTCAGCGCCGTCGTGGTGAGCGTCAGGTCGCCCGGCTGGACGGCGTAGTCGTTCTGCTCGATCTGGACTGGTACCAAAAGTGTGCGTCCCATTAGAAGTTAAACCTCGCTGGCGCGAGCAGCGCCGCAATGCCGGACCACAGGGCGAAAATGAACAGCATGAACGTGAACGCCGCCCAGCCGTACTTCTTCCTGTGGACCAAGAACCCGGTGAGGCCCGCCAGCATGATTGAAATCAGCACGCATGTCCTTATCCACGAGTCGGCGAAACGTCCTCGACTCGCCAAGACCAAAGCATGGAGTCCACGTGCATCGGCACGGTGCCAGCAGTGCCAGCGACGACGGGCTCGCGGTTGAAATACCAATGCGCGACGATCATCATGATGGCGGTCTTGAGCGCCATCGGGATGCCGATGACGAACTCGTACGTCGGCTGCTGATCTGGCGGGCTGCCCACGGTCACATTGACCGTCTTTGTCTTCGTCGGGTCGGGGTCGAAGCCCGCCGTGTAGTTGATCAGCACAGCGTTGGGAACGTAGAGGACCGACGGCCAGAAGCTTCCGGCCAGCGGAAAGATGCGCGCCTCGAACGCAAGATAGTCAACGATGAAGTCCACGCCCTCATGGAGCGTCTGCAATTCGCCGTTCGAGGCCTGCCCGCTGCCGTCGATGTACTGGATGCTTTCAACGTCGGTGAGCGGCGGGTAGTAGAGCTTCATCATCTGGGAATAGTTCCACAGGGTCGTGGAGTACCGGGGGTTGCTGTAGTAGTTCGGCGGGTACGCCTGCTGGCTCATGATCGTGTCCACGTAGTAGGGGAACGAGTCGAGGGCCTGCACGAAGTCCCGCTGGGCGATGCAGAGCCCGGTGAAGACTTCCGCGTATTCGCGGGCAGCCGTGGTCAACTGGCTGATGAGGGCGTCGTCCTGCGTGACGTTCGCGGGAACCTTCAGGAAGTTCTTCATCTCGGCCAGAAGGACTGGCTCGACTGGCAGCGTTTTTTGCCTGACGTAGCTCATGAGTGCCTCAAAAGAAAAGAGGGCGAAGCGGATGGTTTCCGCTCCGCCCTCGGGTTTCAATTGCCGTCAGGTCGATTACGCCTGCTGCAAGTAGTTGATCGGGTGGGTGCCAGCGTCAACCAACTGGCTGTCGTAGCGGCCGAAGCTGAGCAAGCCAACCTCGCCGAAGTCGGCGTAACGCTCGACCAAGCGCATCACGGACATTTCCTTGACGCGGCGGATGATGAACTTCGACAGGTCGCCGAAGACCACGGTCGGGTTGCCGGAGAAGAACACGGTCCCGGCGGGGACGAACGGGCTGGCAGAGCCAGCAGCGGTCGGCATCTGCTGGTTGATGGAATAGGGGTAGCCGAGGATCGTGTCCGGGGCATTCGCGGCCATGCCGGGCATCCACAGCGGGCGGCCGAACTTGTCGAGCAGGCGGCGTGCGCTCTGGAGCACTTGGTCGTGGAACATGAAGCGGGTCTTGGGGCGGTTACGGTAGCTGGGGTCGATGCTGTGGATCAGGTTGACGTAGTCCTCGTAGCCGATGGAGTTCGTTCCAGTGTTGGCGACGTTGCCGTCGTTCACGTAGGAACCTGCGGCAGTGACCGGGGAAGCGCCGGAGGCTGCGATGGCCGGGATGATGCCAGTGGACTTCTGGTTGCCGTCGCCGACCGTGAAGTCGTAGTTCAAGCCACGGCCCCAGCGGATTGCGAAGGCGTCCTTCACGATGTTTTCGATTGACTCGAAGGAGTCCTGCTCAAGTTCGAGCGAGATGCGGACCACATCAGCGGTGTACTTCCATGCCCCGAAGAGCACGTGGCCGAGGGTCAGGTCGTTCTCGTTGACTTGGGTCGATTCGGAGACGACGTGCGCCTTCTGCGCGGTGTCGTTTTCAGTCGGCCAGTAGAGGGGATTGCCCGAAGCGGTGTCAACCACGCGGGCGTCGCCGAGCAGGTTGCCGTACGCCTTCGTGGCGATTTCCAGTTCGTACTGGAAGCCCTGAGGCACAAGGAAGCTGGCGTTGGCGGTGAAGGCCGTGATCGGATTGCTGACCGCGTCCTGCGCACGCTGCTCGTACGAAGGGATGCTGGTCAGGCCGTTGGTGCGGTCGCGGTGCATGTACTTTGCCGACTCTTCGTTGCAGTCGCCAAAGACGAAGTCGTAGAAGGCCCGG